CCCGCCGTTCTATTGTGAGCCGGTCTACAGAGATTTTGATACCCCCTACCGGTCATGCCAACGATCCCCATGTTTCGCATGAATCTGTGAATGACACGACTTACACAACGCAATCAGATTGCTCCGGTCATGTGTGCCGCCTTCACTCAAAGGAAGCTTGTGGTGAATCTCCTCCACTGGAACCAGAACTCCTCGCTCGTAGCACTTTTCACAGAACGGATGCTCTGCAGCATACTTATCACGAATCCTTTTCCATGCACGACCATATCTTCTCTTCGCATTTTTATCTCTTCCGTATTTCTCATAATCACTATTCACTTTTTTCGCATGCTCTGCACAGTACCGCCCTGTCACTAACGCAGGACAGCCTGGATAAGCACACGGTTTCTTCGGCTTACTAGGCACAGTTACACTTCCTTCCATGCACTCGAAACAAGTTTTCTCATTGTCGCGACATTCGTCAAATGTCTGCTCATTCAAGCATGACATCCACTTTCCTCATTACTCGCGCAAAAAAAGCCCCGGGAAAATTTCTTCTCTCAAGGCTCTGTTCTGTCATACACTTTCTACACTATCATAATAACATATATGCTTCTGCCACGTTGTGACAAGGTGTGCCAACCTTATTCCGGTACGACAAAATTATTTAATGCTGATGCATGGATACGATGTACTGTTCTATAAGAAACATTCAGCTCATAGGAAATATCTTCCCAGCTTTCATTTTTAAGATAACGATATTTAAGAAGAAGCCTTTCCTCTGAATTCTCCATCTTTTCAATCGCTGTATTGATTTCTGAGCGAAGATCTACCAATCTATTAATCTTACCATCAATCTTCTTCTCATACTCCCATATCTTCTCAATAGTTTTAATAAATGGAGCCTCCAGATTTATGTTAGGATTCGTACCAATCTTTTCCCCATAGCTGCATCCCTGAATGGTGCCACGCATCTCCCGAAGCTGTTCCAGTTCCTTAACCTCAACTTGTATCTGCTTATCCAAAAGATACGCCTGCTTCAAATACTCTTTTGCTGTCATATGCTACCTCCGATAAAATAAAAATTTCCCTCGGATTTACTCTGATTGTCTTATTTCATCCTGAAGCCTTCTTATCAAAAACTCTCCATCCACTGAAGTCAGTTGCTGATACCACGGACTTCTGAAGAATTTCTCTATCCGCAAAGCCTCATCCATTGCTGTCTTGCTTCCCTGATTACGCTTTATCCTTTTGAGTGCGGCTCTATAATCAGAAACCGCACTAAGAATAATAGCATTGGCAAGATGTTCATATGGATCTTCTGCTAAATTCTTACCTACCATGCGTTACCCTCGCTTTTACAGCAGCAATCAATCTGTTTTGTGTCATATCCTTATTGGCCAATGCTTTCATGACATCTTCATCTATCGTTCCTGCAGTAATAATATGCTGGACCACAACAGTCTCAGCCGACTGTCCCTGCCTCCACAATCTAGCCACTGTCTGCTGATACAGTTCCAGGCTCCAGGTAAGTCCAAACCAGATTAAGATATTTCCACCTGCCTGAAGATTAAGCCCATGACCTGCAGATGCAGGATGAATAAGTGCTACAGGAAGCTCTCCCCGATTCCATTTGCGGATACTTTCCTCTGAATCAAGCTTTTCAAAAGGAATCTTCCTTTCAGATAACCTTCTCATAATTCTGGCCAAATCATGTTTGAACCAATACGCAACCATTACCGGTTTCCCATTCGCAGCCTCAATCAAATCCTCCAAAGCATCCAGCTTCTGATCATGTATCTGAATCTCATCTCCATCATCGGAATACACTGCACCATTTGCCATCTGCATCAGCTTACCGGATAGTGCCGCCGCATTTGCCGCTGTCACTTCTCCGCCCTTCAAAGGCAAGAACAAATCCTCTGCCATATTCGAATACAGTTCTTCCTCAGCCTCACTCATATAAACCGGATATTCATTACTGATAAGCTCCGGCATTTTCAAATGGTCAAGTGCCTTCATAGAAATCGTGATATCCGATATCTTGTTATAAATCTGTTCCTCGGCACCTTTTCTTAATCTGTAAGAATAAACAATCTGGCCATTAGTCTGATCTGGCACGAAATAATTCACTCTGTACTGACTGATAAATCTGCCAAGTCTCTCTCCCATATCCAGACACTTGAATTCTGCAAAGAGATCCATCAACCCATTAGAAGAAGGTGTACCGGTGAGACCGATTACTCTCTTTACCTTTGGTCTCACCTTCATAAAAGCCTTAAAACGTTTACTGTTCCAGTTCTTAAAGGATGAAAGCTCATCCAGAACCACCATATCAAAATCAAAAGAAACACCACTCTGCTCAACCAGCCATTGCAGATTTTCACGATTAATTACATAAATATCTGCATCTGCTGCCAGAGCCTTCTTCCGATCTGCTGCTGTACCTAGAACGATCGAATATTTCAGATGCTTCAAATGCTCCCATTTGTGAATCTCATCACTCCAGGTGTTTCTTGCTACTCGAAGCGGAGCCACCACCAGGACCTTGTTTATCTCAAAGCTGTCATACATAAGCTGCTCGATGGCTGTCAACGTAATACTGGTCTTGCCAAGTCCCATCCCAAGTATTACGGCTGCTATCGGATGTTCCAATATATAATTGATTGCATACTGCTGATAATCATGCGGTTTGTATTGCATCTATAATTCCTCCAATCTGTCCCATATCATCCAGGACGAATACTTTATAACCAAGAGCACGAAGCTGTTCATGTCTGTGCACCTGAAGCTTTCTTGGCTTCTCACCGGGAGCCTTCACCTCCACGAACCCGATTTTCCCATCAGGTAATAAAACAATTCGGTCGGGCCAGCCTGAAGAACCGGAATTCCATTTTTCACACAAGCCACCTCGCTTCTTTACTTCTCGAACTAATTTCTGTTCAATATATTTTTCACGCATCGCACGCCTCCATCATTCTTAACAGGTGTGCAGGTCGAGTACCTCGTTCCGTAAAACTCCCTATAGCAGATTTTTTATAAATTCTCTCTAAAGGGACTTTTATGTAGAGAGGTTAACGACCTACACAAAAAGGATTAATTTAAAAAATCCTGTCCTTCTTTAAGCTTCAATCCCACGACCTGCACTCCCGTATTCTTGCGGATACGGTTAAAACCAGCTTTATCCATCGAAGAATAGAAATCTGTAGTACTGCGGATATATTCGCCATTCTGCATGCAATGCGCCCGATAAGTCTGATACAGCTCTCCCGATTTTTCTTTATATGACGGATCCATCTCACAACACTCCTCTAAAAACTGACCAAGCCAATCATTATCCTCGCGGTAAGCCTTAATCGCCGCCTCCACCACATCCGGAAGGTCTGTATGGAAATCCTTGTCGATAGCCTTCTTGGCACCTTCGATAATCCAATTCATAATGGCAGGCCCAGCATGTTCGAAAAGGTAATCTGCATAATTCTTAATGTCACTCTTACCGGTAATCTTCGCATTAAAAGGAATCACGATCAGCCTTCGCCAAATACCATCATCATTAGCTCCAACCTTCGGCAGATGGTTTGTATAAAGCACCAGCGTATGTGACGGAACGAAAGAAAACGGATCCTTGTACTTCTTCTCAGCCTGAATCTCATCTGTAGAGCAAAGCTGCTTCACAACTGCCGTATTAAGCCTCATCCCTTCCTCCATCTCCGAAGAAATGATGAGTCTCTTACCCTTAAGCTCAGCCATCTCCGGCTTCACATTTCTCTTACAGTTCATAGTGAGCGCTTCTGCTGAAAGCTTACCTGCGTAATTACCAAGCACTCGAAAAATCGTATTCCAAAAGGTACTCTTTCCATTGGCACCGCCACCGTAAGCAATAATCATATGCTCCTGATAAACCTTACCGATTGCAGCCATACCAACTGTCTCCTGCACATAATCAATAAGCTTCTGATCCTTGCAAAAGAAAAGCTTCAAAGCATCCAACCATATCTGCTTTCCTTCTTCACCCGGCGAACATGCCGTAATCTTAGTAATCAAATCCCCAGGATCATGAGGCTGTTCTCCTGCCAGTCCCTTCCTTAAATCAAAGGTGGCATAAGGCGTATTGATGAGATTCTCATCCTTGTCCAGGTCACTGACCGAAATTGCGATCATCGGCTTCGCAGTATTCGCTGCTGAAACAATGTACTTATAATCACGTCTTTTCTGCACAAACTTCAGATATGTCTGCGCACCCATGAGCATATAAACAAGCGGTAACAGCTGACCGTCCACTTCCTTCAGAAGCTCCTTCGGACCTGCCTGGATAGAAGCCTTTGGAACACCGGCATCCTCTAATGCCTTTTCTACTCTGGTAACCTCATCCATTGCATCCTGAAGCTGCAGATCCAAGAATTCCTCAACCGCGCCGATTGCCAACTGCTTATCCTCACGCCAACAGTCACCATCAAATCTAAGAAAATCTGTTGCACTGGTGTACTTCAGCTCTTCGCCATACTCACGCACAAGAACCTTCGCCTGTCCGATATCGGAATAATCCTCAGGCTTCAAGGTGGCACCTTCAAAATCCGCATTATATTCCTCCGGCGGTACATATCCGTCCTGTGTCACAATACTCTTCCTGTAAAACTTCACTGCACTGTTCCAGATAGACTTAAGCTCAGCATCTGGAAGCGGCGGATCACATTTTCGTGCATGCTCCAAAAAAGCTTCATGAGCCTTCTCTGTATCACCATACTTCTTAAGAATACGTCCTGCAAATCGGCTCATGGTGTTATTACGGCTTCCTTCTAAGATAGGACCGGTACTCTTACCACCTGACATCTCAGAATCAAAATCCTCTTCTTCGATATCAGAGGTATCTACCTCTTCATCCACCGTCATCCAACCATCGTGATAAATCACCTCATCACATTCCGCACCGAATATGAATCTGGCAGCATCCAGCGCATTTCCATCAAAGAAGGAATAAACACTCTGAATTGCTTTCTTCAGATTTGCGTACCTGCCAGCATCCGTTATCTCTGAAATAGGAAAATACATGTGATACCTCGGTCTCGCCGACTTGCCTTCCTTATCTAAAAGATGGTGGCGGCTCGGTGCCAGCAAGTATTCCACATTCGGAAACAATTCCTCCAGCTTCTCAGGTGTAATCCACTCAGCCGGTACTTCTGTGTGGTCATTATCGATATCCATGACAATCACATCTGATCTGATAAAATTCTCAACGCTTCGATAATTTCCTTTGAACTCTGCACAAACATGATCCTTCTTCACCGCTTCCTGCAGCTGCTCCGGCGTAACCACTGTCATCCTATTGGGATAGCTACAGTTCCCGGCTTGACCGACGCAGTTTGCTGTACAAATCGTTACCTGCATATTTCAAACCTCGTTTCTGTAAAAGTAAGAACCTACAAGTTCTCCTAACTTCCTAAGCGCCTTTGCCCTACACTTTTCCGGTCAAATTCAAAAATAATTTACAAAAAATCAGCCAGAGCAACATCGCTTCCTTATATAAAGCGAAATTTGCCCTGGCTATTTTCAAAACTTTTTTCAAAAAATATTCCCTCCGACCGGAAAAACAATCTCTGGATGCGCTTAGGAAGATAGAAAGGCAACAAAGCCCTTCGGAAAGCGAGGTGCTGCAGATGCAGACAGAAACGATTGATAAAAGCCAGCAGGCCACACCACAGATTGAGGAAGAGCTCATTGATACTCTCATTGCAATCAGCGTTGTAGCAAAACGACTGGCAGCCAATCTAAGACAACAGAATAAAGAAAACGGAGGAACCGAAAATGAGCAAAATGAGTGAATTATCTCAAGTACTGGATGAAATGATTGCCTGCGGCGAAGGAATGATCAAAGCCGCAAATACATTAAAGGATATCTTCTCTTCTACAGAAGAAGCTCCGGCAAAGACCGAGCCCGCTCCTACCTATACAAAGGAAGATGTCCGTGGAGTACTCGCTGCAAAATCAGCTGCAGGCTTTAAGAAGGAAGTAAAAGACCTTCTGGAAAAATACGGAGCTCAGCAGTTAAAGCAGATTGATCCGAAAGATTACGCAGCCCTTCTTAAGGAAGCAGAGGTGATTGGAAATGCCTAAGCACGCATACCTCTCCGCTTCTGCCAGCCACAGATGGTTAGCCTGTCCACCAAGTGCAAAGCTCTGTGCTAATATTCTGGATCAGGCTTCCGAATATGCACAGCAGGGAACTGATTGTCATGAGCTTTGTGCTTATCTGGTAGAAAAAGCACTTGGCAGAGATGTAATCGATCCGACTGAAAATCTCACCTACTACGATGCCGAAATGCAAAACTGTGCTGAAGAATACAGAAATTACGTATTAGAGCAGATTGAAGCAGCAAAAGAATTCTGCAAGGACCCACAAGTCATGATCGAACAGAGACTGGATTTCTCCCGCTGGGTAGAAAATGGCTTCGGAACCGGCGACTGTGTCATCGTAGCCGATGAAATATTGCAAATCATCGATTACAAGCACGGTCTCGGAATCCTCGTAAGTGCCGGCGACGATGAGTATGGCGGCAACAGCCAGATGATGTGCTATGCCTTAGGAGCTTTAGAAGTATTCGGTGACATCTACGACATCAACCAAATTAAAATGACCATCTTCCAGCCAAGACGCAACAACATCAGCACCTACACCATCAGCAAGGAAGATCTTCTGAAATGGGCAGACGAAGTCCTGGCACCAACCGCACAGCTTGCATACGTCGGCAAAGGCGAATTCAACGCCGGCGACCATTGTACCTTCTGCAAGGTAAAGGCAACCTGCCGTAAGCGTGCAGAATACAATCTGGAGCTTGCAAAATATGATTTCGAGATGCCCGCCACACTGGATGATACAGAAATCGCAGCCATCCTCGAAAAAGTAGATAAGATGATCTCATGGGGCAACGACATCAAAGACTATGCACTGCAACAGGCACAATCAAGCGTTCACTTCGAAGGCTGGAAAATTGTAGAAGGAAGATCCAACAGAAAATATACAGACGAAAATTCTGTAGCAGATACAGTAAAAGACGCAGGCTTTGATCCGTATGAGAAAAAGCTACTCGGCATAACAGCCATGAGCACACTGCTCGGAAAGAAGAAATTCGAAGAGCTTTTAGGTGGGCTTATTTACAAACCACCTGGCAAACCCACATTGGTACCGGAATCAGATAAGAGACCGGCAATGAACACAGCAAAAGATGATTTTAAAGAGTAAAGGAGACAACAATTATGTCAAAGATTTCTAATCCTACAAAGGTAATCACAGGAGTAAACACACGTTGGAGCTATGCGAATGTATGGGATGCCAAGAGCATCAACGGAGGTACGCCTAAGTACAGCGTTTCCCTCATCATTCCCAAGTCCGACACTGTAACCGTAAACAAAATCAAAGCCGCAATCGCAGCCGCTTATGAAGAAGGTCAAAGCAAACTCAAGGGTAATGGCAAGACCGTTCCTGCTCTCTCCGTACTCAAAACACCTCTCCGCGATGGTGATCTGGAGAGACCTGATGATCCGGCTTACGCAGACGCATACTTCATTAACGCCAACAGCGCTACAGCACCTGGCATCGTAAATGCAGACCGTCAGCCTATCCTTGAGAGATCCGAAGTGTATTCCGGCGTATACGGCAGAGCCAGCATTAACCTTTATGCCTTCAACAGCAATGGAAACAAAGGAATTGCCTGCGGTCTCAACAATCTCCAGAAAATTCGTGACGGCGAACCACTCGGCGGCAAATCTCGTGCAGAAGATGATTTCGCAACTGATGATGAGGACGATTTCCTCAACTAAAAATCACACGACAATTACGGCGGCAGGACAAACCTGCCGCCAATTCGAAGAAAGGTATGGTGACAACCTATGACAAAAGAATTATTAAATGAGTTTATGAACGCACTTGTAGACGGAACACTTTTCGGAATCTGCTTTGGTTTCTGGATGATGGTCTTAATTGTAGTATGGCGTTGGTTCCTTGGAATCACTAAACGATTTCTCCACTGGCTTAATCCAAAATGGTTCCAGCCTAAGATCGAAGATACTAATAAAAACTAATACACAGGCGGCGGTACCCACAAAGTGCCGCTGCCGTTTTTATAAAGGAATGATTTATGATGAAAGAATTGTCAATCGATTTAGAGACTTACAGCGATATTGATATCTCCAAATGCGGAGCCTACAGGTACGCTGAGTCTGATAATTTTGAGATACTGCTCTTCGGTGTTTCTGTTGATAATGGGCCTGTTGCTGTCTATGACCTTATATCAGGTGATGAGATTCCAGCAGAAATCTTAGCAGCACTATCTGATGAAAATGTAACTAAATGGGCTTTCAATGCTTCCTTTGAAAGAGTCTGCTTATCCAACTGGCTCAGGAAGCATCACCCGAAATACTTTAAACCCTATAATACTCAAGGCGATCCGGTACAAAACTTCTTGGATCCAGCCTCATGGAAATGTACAATGATATGGTCCGCCTATATGGGACTGCCACTTTCACTTGAAGGTGTCGGAGCTGTCCTCAAACTTCAGAACCAGAAAATGAAAGAAGGCAAGGACTTGATCAAATACTTCTGCAGTCCCTGTAAGCCAACAAAGGTAAATGGCGGAAGAACCAGAAACCTCCCTGAACATGCACCTGATAAATGGGAAACTTTTAAGACCTATAATCGCAGAGATGTTGAGGTAGAGCTTTCCATCAAGCAACGATTATCAAAATTCCCGGTAGCTGACTCAGTGTGGCATGAATATCATATTGATCAGGAAATCAACGATAGAGGCATAATGCTGGATATGGATGTTGTAGAAAATGCTATCGCCTTCGATGAAAGATCCAAATCAGCTCTTATGATAGCAATGAAAAATATCACTAACCTGGATAATCCAAACAGCGTAGTTCAGATGAAGCAATGGCTCTCTGATAACGGTTTCGAAACAGAATCCCTAGGTAAAAAGGATGTTGCCGGTCTTATTAAAGAGACCGATGGAGATATCAGCAAAGCACTTAAGCTGAGACTCCAGCTTGCCAAATCCTCTGTAAAGAAATACCAGGCAATGCAGAATGCTGTTTGTAAAAACGGCAGAGCTCACGGTATGTTCCAGTTCTATGGAGCCAACCGCTCAGGAAGATGGGCCGGGCGCTTGATCCAGCTGCAAAACCTTCCGCAAAATCATATGTCTGACTTAGCTGAAGCTCGTGAGCTGGTTCGTACTGGTGATTATGATACTCTGGATATGCTTTATGATGACATCCCTGATACTTTAAGCCAGCTGATCCGTACAGCCTTCATCGCAAAACCGGGATATAAATTCATCGTAAGTGACTACTCTGCCATCGAAGCCAGAGTATTAGCCCATCTTGCCGGTGAAACTTGGCGTTCCAAAGTATTCGCTGAAGGTAAAGACATCTACTGTGCTTCTGCCAGTCAGATGTTTGGTGTTCCGGTTGAAAAGCATGGCATAAATTCTCACCTCAGACAGAAGGGCAAAATCGCAGAGCTTGCCCTCGGATACGGCGGATCTGTCGGTGCTCTGAAATCCATGGGAGCTTTGGAAATGGGACTTAACGAAGAAGAGCTCCAGCCACTCGTAGATTCCTGGCGTAATTCCAACCCTATGATTACAGCCTTCTGGTGGAATGTAGATAATGCAATAAAGACTGCCATTAAGATGCACATCCCTACTGAAGTAAATGGAATTCATTTCTGTTACAAAAGCGGAATGCTCTTAATCAAGCTCCCTTCCGGCAGAGTACTCAGCTATGTGAAGCCAAAGATTGGTGAAAACAGATTCGGCGGTGAATCCGTCACCTACGAGGGCATCGGCTCCACCAAGAAATGGGAACGCATAGAATCCTACGGTCCGAAGTTTGTGGAAAATATTGTACAGGCTGTATCCAGAGATCTGCTATGCTACGCTATGCAGAATCTTTCCGATCAACAGATCTGCGGCCATGTCCATGATGAGCTTATCATAGAATGCCCGGAGGATACAGATGTCAGCAGCATTATCTCCATCATGGGACAGTCTCCCGCCTGGATGCCGGACATCCTGATCCGAGGCGACGGCTACGAGACTAAATTTTATAAAAAAGATTAAAAAATTAGCGGCTTCCGGTTCATTACCAGAAGCCGCTAATTTTTATCAATCAAGAACATCTAAGGTTTTCAAATATTCTCTGATTTCATTATTTAATTTTTTGAATTTTTCATTAATCTCGCCGGTTCGCTTATACGCTTCTCTTGATAATGTTTCCTTTTCTTCTTGAGGAGCAAAGTATCCTACATTCCATCGTTCTTCGAACTCACTTAATTGCAATCCACAAAGACGCCTGATTTCCTCATAAGATTCGTAAAATTGCTCGGGTATAAAGGGGGCGTTGCTGTTTAATTCATCCTGCGCTACAACTACCGAAGCTCGTGCAGTGCTATAGTGTTCTTCATCCACCTTTTTTCGAACTTCTTTATCTGCCGGAACAGTCGTATATCCTTGTGGGATCATGACACTTATATTTTTAATCATATCAAAAAAGGCTTTCGACAAACTTCTGTAAAGTGCGAACTCTGCATCGAACTTTGTTTTACTTATATACGTCTTGTTTTCTATTCCCGCTTTATATTTTTCAAATCTCTCATTAAGCTTCAACTCATATTTTTTCTGCAAACGTTCAGCAATAAAGTTTGATGTAAAATAAACTACAGCAGAGAAAACCACTCCAAATCCACCTACACTTGCAACAATTGCCAATGCTATTTCTATCGCCTTATCCACCATTTCACACCTCCGTTAATCTACAAACAGCTCCGGTAAATTATACTTTACCAACTCAAAATCTGCTTTCACCGCACGACTCCTGCATTCCTGTAGTGAGTTCTTTAATTTCAGTTCTCCATTCATCACAACAACATAATCGGATTCATGTGCCAGAATATATAAAGCGGCCTCACGTGAAAATCCCAGTTTCTGTATCATTATTGATTTCTTGTTAGTAGAACCATATTCAACAAACTCATACCAATCATTAGGAACATCATGTACTTGTCTTATTTCCTTATAGGCATTGGATACCTTTAGAAAATAATTGGATAGTTTAAACAGAATTATACTTTCAATCACATCCAATACATCAGCAATGATGATATTGTTATGTTCTTTGCAATCCTTATAATCGTAATATTCCCTGTTAATTTCGTCCCACATAGCGTCCTTGGGATTATTTTTCTTATGACGAATAGCTTCCTTCATAATCATATTTAATCCATAGCCAGACACCCACTGACTGAGCACTACACGATACCATCCAAGTTTCACATACTGTCCGCCTTTTTTATATCCAAGTGTTCCGGACTCATAGGTACTCCACTTAAATATTTGGGCAATACGAACCAAAAAATCCCATAATTCGTCTGCATTGAATCTACCGTCTTTATCAATCTTTGGAAATTCAAGTTCATTGTAAGCAATGGCTTCATATAATGACTCATACTGATCTGCTGAAAGTGTGACCTCATTATCTTTGATAAAATCTCTGCTGTTAGAAAATATCTGACGTATTGTATCTTCTTCACCATTTTTCATCAAAGCAGTAAACTCTCTTCTTACCAGACTGTTTCTGCCTTTCATAATATCGTTGAGCAAAATAATAGCGAATTCCCTCATCAACTCATAATCGTCTTCTGATTGTTTCTCAGGATACTTTCTAAACTCTAAATTTCCCTCAACAAGATTTTGAATTACATGCATCTTCTGTGGCTTTGTTAATCCCTTAGCTACAGAAAGCTTCTGAGGCTCTACCTTAGCTTCGAGTAACTTAGAATATTTTTCCGTTGCCTTATCAGATAAAGCTACCAGAAATACATTTCCATGAAGATTAAACTCCAATCGGCCTACTCTACCTACAAGATTTCTAAAGTCAATCGGCCTCATATCCTTGCGGCCATTTCGGTAATCAGTAATAAACAGATTATCAGCAGGAAGGTTTACGCCCTCTAACAATGTGCTTGTGCAGAATAAAGCTGTGATTTTGCCGTCCTTAAATAAATTTTCAATTCGTTGCCTGATTGAAGATGGCAAATAACCTATGTGATAAGCGATTCCGCATGCCACTAAATCTGCTAGATAATAATCGCCATGAACTTCTTCTTTAATATCCTTTGAGAGTTCAATCAGTTCCTTACAATCTGTTCTTGGTACCCTGTTTGCGCCAAAATCTCTCGCTGCAACAATAGTCTTTCGTGTTGATGGGAAATAACAGATAAACGGCTTTTCTTTCCCTGTTTCATCCTTCTCAAATCTGAGCAATACATCAATAAGATCTACATCAGGTAATGCTATCGTTGTAATAGGGATATTCTCTTCCTTATGCTCGTTATATACACTCACCTCTTTATTCATCAGATTAACGATGAACTTAGGCTGAGAGACTGGTGAATATGCCGTCGCAAGTGTACTTTCATTTGCTTCGCCATCTTTTTCAGGAATTGTATCCAGGAACACTTCTGGATTTGGAACATTTGGAGACGCAAATATAAAATGTGGTTTATTTACTCTCTCCGATAATATCTGAATTGCCTGATAGTAATATGGGCTACGCTTATCCTTACCTGTAATTTTATGTGCTTCATCCACAAACAGATAATCCAATGTAATATCTGGCTCATGAATAAGCAAATATAGAAGTCGTTCAGGAGTAAGAACAAAGATATAATTTTGTTTCTTCTCCCTCCAGTTAGTCAATACAGCATCGCCAGCTGCTGTTACCAAATGATATCTATACTCACTCAACATATCACCAAGATCAGTCTTAGTGATTTTGAAACGAATCTCATTAATCAGAGCTTTTGTTGGAACAATAATCGCGAAGTTTTTTCTCTCACCACTTACAATCTGCTGCTTTATAAACATTCGCATGATGAAAGACTTACCCATTGATGTCGGCGCTGAATAACTAAAATATGGATCATCAAAATGGTCATAAGCAATTTTCTGAGCAAGCATAAACTGCTTATCCTTATCTACTGGAATAGTAAAATAAGACTTTTTATATTCCAAGAAGACTTTCTCCAGTAAATCAGCTCCATCAAAATCTGATTTTACAATCGCTTTCCCTTGGTAATTGCCAACAGCACTCAATACCGATCCAGCAACATACCTTACATCTGGATTCTCAGGTTCTAAATACAGCAGCATTGTAATGATTTCCTGAGCCCATACACGATGCTTGTCAGCTTTACTACTATGCGTAGACTTAGACAGAATATCTGCAAATCTCAAGGCATTTTCTACAGAGATTTGCCTTTGATTATTTCTGCTAAAACCAAATAATTTCTGAGCATAGTTATATAGAATATCCTCATACAAACTGTTCAGATATTCATTCGAATCAATTTTCTCAAAATATATTTCACCGAAGGTCTTTTCCATTAGTTACCACCTCCGACAATCTTATTCATAATACTGTTTTTATCCTCTGTAGCATTATCCAGCGGAACAATATAGATATATACTGATCTTGATGCTAAGCCACAATCTGCTATCCCTTTTTGAATTTTAGGCATAACATACTTGAGATCATTTATCATCTTACTCTCGACAAGACGTTTGTACGTGGCATTATCATATTTATCTTTATCCAGTCCGATACTGTAACATAAGAAAATGCCATAGGCAGTATCTGACGATGCCGAAGTAGGTCTTGGCGATATTACATAATCTAATTGTGCAGCCAAAGCATCATCTACATGTTTATCAAACAGTAATTCACAAACAAGTGGAATACCAGCAGATGAGGCAGTATTAGCCTTCTTCATTTTATAAAAAGCGTTATCCACTGCCTCTTCTGGACCGTCTTCCAATTTCGAAATACCAAACACAACCTGGAAGTCATCATCAGACAGCTTTAATAAATGTACGCCATCATATGAATCACCAGATCCTCGAGCATTCAATTCCATCTTGCTAAAGATTTTTGGCGCATCAAGTTTTTCCTCAAAGAAAGCATACAGTAGTATTTCTCCGAGCATATTTCCAAATTCATCCGGAGCTTTGCCCTTCTGATCAATCACTCTCTGCATCGCATCTAAAGCAACACTAAACGCATCACCTTCATCAACATATCTTTTTATTTCTGCACGAGAAAAGACATACTGCCCAATGTTCTTTCTTAAGCACTTATACAACCCTTCATCTGTGAAGCTTACTCCATCAAGCTTTAAGTGAAACAGGCGTAGTTGAGAAGGATTGCGCAGTCCCAACGTCTCTGAATGCGTAACCTCAACAAATACGGAGTCAATTGCTCCATCAGTTATAGTTTTCTTCAGTTCTGATTCACCACTCACTATGAGTCACCTCACTTCTTATCTGTACCGTATGGAGCTGGACTTTCTGCAACCATTAAAGCTTTGCCATTTTTCTCAAATGAGTAAACAACCGCTTTTCGTACAGGTTTATCATCAGCTGAATCTAATGAAACATCCGCATACTTCTTAAAGTTTTCAGCCTGTTCCATAACTTTCTCAAACACTTCCTCATCCCATTCAGGTGGATAACCATTCTGATAGAGAAGAATTGTAAGATCCATGTTTAACTGATTCTTTATATCATCTCTGGTAGACCAGTCTGCATACTGTGCTTTATCATCTACAAGTTCTTTTATTTTCTTTGCCAATAACAGACATTTCTCTTCTGCATATGGAAATCCATGATCATCACGAACTTTAACCAGGATGTCATAGAATGCCTTCTCTTCGTAACTAATACCAAGTTTTTCAAAAGAAGTCTGGTCTGCCTGCAAGTCTTGCAAAATTTTAATCAATTCGTCTGAAAGGTCATTTACAAAATCTGCAACTACTTCACTTGTAAATACGAGCTTATCTCTGCTGTTATATTCATCAACTACTCTACGCAGTCTTTCATCAAACTCGATTGCCTTTACCTTGTTTGTCCTTCCGTATGCTGCAATCGCTTTTTTAAGTAATTTCAGTAAAGCATTAAACTTGGTAATTGGCATCTTAACAGTTTCAAGTTCAGCCAAGAAATCATCACTAAAAAGATCTACGGACTTATGTTCATCTACAATATTCTCGATTCCAGTGCAGGAAATAGCTTCTCGAACCATATCTTCTACCATGCGATTCATAACTTCTGCATCTGGCGCATTGCCCTGAGTCTGCTTATAAATAATTGAGCGGATTGCAAGATAGAACTGTGCTGTTGCTGTCTCCTTTTCTGTAAGTTCCCCTGAAGGAAAACAGATAACATACGCATGCTTTAATCGACGTGATAATCCCATAAAACGCGTCTGCATTTCCTTCTTCATCTGAACATATTCTGCAGCATTATTAAGGCAATTAAGCCTCTCAAGTGGTGTTCCTGTATGGAATTTTGTAGCATCAAAATCACCCAAAAGCTCATCTAATAGTGCTAAATGATTTCTAAATATTCCAAGACTGATATTTAATTCATCGACTGGACTCTGTTGTGGACCACCGTATTTTTTTACAGCTTCCATCATGTCGTTCTTTATTCCAATATAATCGACAACAAGACCTTTATCCTTACCATCAAAAACACGGTTAACTCTAGAAATAGTCTGAATCAATGTATGCTTCTGTAATGGCTTATCAATGTACATCACAGCCAATGATGGAACATCGAATCCAGTAATCCACATGTCTACAACAACAGCAATTTTGAAATTGGAATTATTATTCTTAAACTGCTTATCTAGTTTCTTACGATATTCCTTTGTTCCGCATGCGTCGAACAATTCCTTCTCATCATTCTGTCCCTGAGTCGCAACAAGATTAATCTTTGGAAGTGCCATGAGCTTATCTAATTCTTCTTTTGAAAGTTCATCCTCATTTTCTGCTTTCTTTGCTTCTCCCCAATCTGAGCGAATAGATAAAATCTCCTGAAGCAACTGGAATGCAACAGGTCTATCAGCACATACGATCATTGCCTTCTGAACAATTTCAGGTTTCTCCGCACAAAGTGCCTCGTAATGATTTACGATATCAACCGCTAATTTATGAATTCGCTCAGGATGACCAAGAATGGCTGTCATCTTACTCATAGCCTTCTTACTTTCTTCTATCTGCTCTGAGCTTGATCCCATTTCAGCACACTGCTCATAATACTTTTGAATTCCTTTTGCCTGTTCATCAGATAATACTACTCTTGCCAATCTTGGCTCATAAGCTATACGCACAGTAATTCCATCATCACTGGATTCCTTCATGGTATAGCTGTCTACTACATCACCAAATACAGCTAACGTTTCATCAATAGGAGTACCTGTAAATCCGCAGTAAGTCGCATTAGGAAAACTTGCCCTTAGGTAGTAACCAAAACCATATGTAGTGTATACACCCTTATCCGTCTTTTTTAACTTACTACCAACACTCGTCTGAGTTCTATGCGCTTCGTCAGAAATGCAGATAATATTACTACGGTTGGAAAGTATTCCGGTACTCTCGCAGAATTTCTGAATAGTCGTAATATACACGCCACCGCTCGGTCTATCTTTAAGTGTCTTCTCCAGATCAACACGACTCTCTATGCTTCGTACATCACTTTCATGCAGATACTTAGTAGCTGTTACAAAAAGCTCTGATGTCTGTGTATCCAAATCTTCTCTATCTGCTAAAATAATGATGGTTGGATTATTAAATGCCTCATTATCTCTAAGCGCTATTAATCTTGACAGAAACAGCATTGTATAGGTTTTACCGCATCCGGTAGCTCCAAAGTATGTACCGCCTTTTCCATCTCCCTCAGGACGTAAATGCGCTCTGACATTATTCAGCATCTTATTAGCACCAAAGAACTGTGGATAACGACATACTATTGCTTCATTCTTTTTACTATCATCCGGGTAGAACACAAAATCTCTAAGTAGCTTCAGCACTCTGTCTTTTGCAAAAGCTCCTTTAATCATAGTCATAAGTGAACTTATTCCATTCGCAACCGTGTCCTTATCATTCGCTTTGTTCCAAGCATAGTAATATTCATATGGTGTGAAGATACTTCCAAGCTTAGTATTTGCGCCATCACTGATGACAGACAAGAAGCAATACTTCATTAATCTTGGGATATCCCTGGTATAACGAATAGTAATCTGCTCCCAAGCATCATGCACTGTGGTATCTTCGTTAATTGCAGACTTGAACTCACAGATTGTCACTGGTATACCATTAATGAAAATCAATAAATCTGGTCTGCGAAGTCTTTGGCCCTGAACTGAATACTGATTAACAACCTTGAAAATATTATTCTCTGGGTGATCATAATCAATATACTCAACATGCAATGCAACCTGACTGACATCATCACGTTGCAAATCAAAGCCTTCATTTACAAGCCAGAAAGTATCCCTATTGCCAGGATACAAAGGTGATGCTGAAATCAGTGAAATCTTATTTATGACCTTCTTAATTTCTACATCACTAAGGTCATGGTACCTATTAGATAAATAAGTGCGAAGATCATCTTCCAGCAGAATATCTTTATATTGTCTGTGGATATTCTCACCCAGAACATAGTCATACCCCTGCTGCTCAAACAATTCTATGATTGCTTGTTCTAGCTGATCTTCTGTGAACTTACCTTTTTCAAAAAAGTAGTCCATACCGCAACCTCCTTTACTTACGGGCTTCTTCTATGGAGCCCTTTATCAATATCGGACACAAATCCGTTATTTGTGCTTTTAATCTCTCATTTATGCTTTTGCGTTCAATATAGGCATTGTAAATATTCACAATATCCTGTTGGATATCTATTGACGGAATTGGAATCTTAACACTGCACATTTCACCCCAATCGAAGGTTTCTCTTGCACTACCCCAAGAATGAAAACGTGCATATCTATTAAACTCATCTCTCTCAAATAACATAGATAAGTATGCCGGAAGCAGCTTTGAAGTATCTGTAACTCTAAAAACTACATATGATGATGAGCAAATATAGGTATCTTCACTGCAATTCCTCGCCAAAGATATTTTTTCACCATTTCTTGATGTAACCGTTACATAAGCAAACTCATCCGGTGCAACAACCGCATATGGTCTTAAAGATACTCCTTCCATATCTGCTTTTGTATTAATGAATTTCTTATCAATTGATATTCCTCTAACACTATCAATTCCAAACATAAGATCATCATTTTTCCTATCGCATTGTTGAATAAATCTGCTAAGTTCAATATGCGGAAGTTCTCTTCTTAACTTATCTATAAAAGCATTACAAACAAGTTTCAAATCATCCAAACCACTCTCATAGCTTTGCTGATTTTCTTGCATCGCAATATATGTATCAACATATTTTTGTTGAATTTCTATCGATGGAAGTCTAAAAGTCAAATCACAGAAATCTTCCCATGACATTCCATCTCTAACCGATGAATCAGTATGAAACCAAAAATATCTATCTCGTTCATCAGACTTTAACATCATAAAGAAGTACTCTTTTAGTAGCGCTGTTCCTTCCTTAATCTTAAACACGGTATATGCCGGCGAAACAATTTTATTGTTTTTTGTATGATTCAATGCTATTGGCAGTAATCTATCTCGTCCCACATGCATCAAATTACATGCAAAATAGTCTGGCGGAACAATTTTATATTTACTGGTATCACCACCCACTTGCTTTGAAGGTTCAAAGAATTCTTTATCTCTATTTACTCCTGAAACATCGTCAACTGTTAAATTTGATAATCCACATGCTTGGTTATACACTTCAACACAGTCACCGATTCTGCATTTAGTCAATCCCATATCCAATCCCCCTAAATGCATCTTCTAGCATTCTTTGTGAATGCTTTTCTATTTTCATAATGCTCTGCATTTCTGTCTGAATTCGTTCCATTTCTCCTTGATAATCAATATCTAAATCATGGTCGATAAATTCAATATACTTACTCGGAGCCAATGCATAATCGTTTGCTCTAATGCCATCTTCTCCTTCAAGTTTCACCGATTTGCATAATTCTGGCACATCCTCGTACTGCAAACCACTACTTTGCCAACTATTGTAAATAGCTTTAATTTGTTCAATCTGTGAATCAGTAATAACTGTTTTCTTCTTTTTCTTTCCTTTATCGATTACAATTTCCTCAACATTTTCATCCCAGGTTCTCAAGTCCACAAACAAAACCTCATGAGTTCTATCACGCAACTGACGACCATTCACAGTTCCTGCCTTCTTATTCATATTGATAATCCAAAGAGTAACTGAAATATCTGTTGTATAGAACATATCTCTTGGAAGAACAATGATAGCCTCAACCTTATCATTTTCAAGAAGCTGCTTTCTAATTTCATATTCATCTGAATCGTTTAACGCTCCGTTTGCAAGAAGAAATCCTGCAACACCGTGTGTCACATCGAGTTTTGAAATCATATGAAGTATCCATGCATAGTTCGCATTTGAAGCACGTGGAACACTATATCCTCTCCATCTCGGATCGTCTGTAAGCTCATCCTCTTTTCTCCAACCTTTGAGATTGAAAGGTGGATTCGCCATAATAAAATCTACTTTCTTATCCTTGTGTAAATCTTCTGTAAAGGTTGATGCATTCTTCTCACCAAGGTTATGCGCAATACCTCTAATTGCAAGATTCATCTTAGCTAATCTCCATGTTTCTGCCTGACTTTCCTGTCCAAGAATAGAAACCTTTTGTCGATTTCCATTATGACGGTCAACGAATTTCATACTCTGTACGAACATACCTCCAGAACCACAACAAGGATCGTATACAACTCCACTGTATGGCTCAATCATTTCTGCAATAAGCTTAACCACGCATGCAGGAGTATAGAACTCACCATCTTCCTTAGTTCCAGAAGCGGCGTAAATCTGAAGGAAATACTCATATACACGTCCTATAAGATCTTCCTCCTGGAATCTCTTTTCATCAATCTGATTTACATTATCAATCAAGTCTTTAATCTTTGATTTATCTGCACCCAAAGATGCATACAAATTCAATGTTAATGCACCCTTTAGTGGCGGATTACTCTCTTCAATATCTGCCATTGCCTGGTCAATAATGACCGCAATATCATTTGAAGATGCATTCTTAACAATGTAAGACCAACGTGCTGTTTCTTTTAGATAAAAAACATTGGCTGCATTATAAAAAGATACTTTCTCTAAAAAAGCCGGAATATCTCCATACTGCTCTATTAATTCTTTTCTTCTCTTCTCAAATTTATCTCCTGCAAACTTAAGGAAAACAAGTCCGATAACAGCATCTCTATTTTTTTCTGTAGTGCCGACACCACGTAATGCCACTCTACAATTCCATAATACTGTTTCCAAGGAAACTGCTGTTTCCTTCTTCGCCTTAGTTGCCTTCGCCATTTGACTTATCCTCCTTATCATTTGAGCCTTCCTGCTTATCTGCAGCAGCTCCGGAATGTACCCATTCATCTACTTCAGAAATCTTAAACTTCCATAGTCTGCCCATTTTATATGCTGGCATATTTCGTTTTGAAATCCATGCAAGTATTGTTTCTCGACCAACACCGAGATACTCTTGCACTTCTTTTAATGTCACCCATTTTTCCAGGCTATTTTCGCTCACAACCATTCCTCCGTATTTATTCTGAAAAACTTACTATTACATTTATATCTAGCGAACTATCATGGTTAAAGCAATTTTCACCGTCCTCATCAACCATAATCCATTTCAGAGAATAACTGCCTTCCATTGTTTTTGTGTCCACTTCGACACTCAGTTTAATTATCTTGTTGGGTTCCGTCTCCGGTACCTCTATTTCAATCATGCGTACCTGGGGCTTAACATCATTTTGATTGATGCATATAATCTTTCTCCTGCTCCAAGTAATTTTTCCTGTATTGTGTATTGTCCAAATATGTGTATATGTTTGATAACATTTTTCTTCGCGAACCACTCCCATCTCTTCGACCCACATACTGTCTCCAAGATATTTCGCTCCATATTCCTTAACTCTTTCTGCCGGTACCGCATTTCCTGCCTTAGCTTGTTGGTACAAAGCACCAATAATATCTGCTAATTCTTCTTCATCTGTATCAATTATTGCTTGCAATTGCATTGATAATGCATAGCACAATGCTTCTTTATTCGGCTCGCCTTTCTCTACAATCCCATAATGCACAATAAGGTTATTCACTCGGCAATCATCTATATTATTAAAAAAGAATTTTTGAATATCATTCTGCCTGTTTAAACCTCTAAGATTATTCTTCAAATCTATCGTAAGGTTTTTCTTTTTTCCGTTATCCTCACCCTTAAAAAGCTGTTTTTTATAGCTCTTAGATATGGATACACCACCAGCAGCGCCAAGTAATCCATCAATATACTTCTCTTGACTCTTTATCTTTGAGCAAGCCTCATATATTGGCTTGCATAAATCCGCAAATATCAAGGCCCACACCTCCGTTTGGATACACTTATACAGAATCTATTATACACCAAAAACTCACTATTTTCAATTCAAATCCATCTCCCTTCACTTTAATACTTATAAATACTCATAAATCCACTTTAGAAGAGTGTCTTAAATAGTGTCCAAAGTGTCCCTTTTTCACTGTCATCCACTATTTGGAGTGTCTTTTTAATTTGCGATACTAATTGTGCGAAGACAATAAAGCATTTCTCTGATCAAGAAAAGCCGCTTCGCACACTTAGCGCTAAGTACCAAATCTAAAGCAAAGGAGAATGGTACTGATGACAAGAGACGAACGTAACAACTGGCTCATCAACATCGAGAACACAGCTGCAGAAGTAGCTGCAAATGTTGGACAGGAAACTGTAGATTTTGTTCTCAGCAAGTACGGTGCTAAAAGTGTATATACCCTGAAATCTTCTGACCTTTCAGAAGTATTCAGCGAATTGTACGCAATAGCATCAGACAATTAAATATCTTGTCCCGAGCACGACATAAAACTGCTCCATCACAAAACAACTGCCGGACGCGGCGTCTTCTTAGAGTTGTGGCGTGATGAACCCTATAATCAGCATCAGGGGCTAAGAAGCCTGGTTGCTTATTTTACGGAACGGAGACGTGCCATGAATAAGACAATCGATGCTTATCTGAATTTCATATCGAAACCTTCGTTCCGCTTTCAGCGGGCACAGGAGGCCGCACGATATGGAAATCAATGTAAATGTACCGACAAATACTGATAATCGGCAGTCAACTAATGACAACCACAACTACGACAACCGTCGCAGTTACAACAATTTCCCTCTTCTTGATGGAGAATGTCTTGTACCGATCCGTGTGGACTGGGAAATGATCAAGCACTTCAATATGTGCAGAGATAACCTCGAGACCTGGCATATCGGACCTAATAAAGTCCTGGTAGCCTTTGCACCAGTGGCAATTGAATCCAAAGCTGCTGCCATCAAGACTTTCTATCGTGATGTAAGAGAATATTTTGCATCCTTCCACACTGACGATACACTTTCTTTGGATCGATTTCTGGAAGAGGCCGAATCAGAAGAAAGTAAAGGCTTCGAGCTTGCATCATCTGAGAATCTGGAGGAAAACGTGATGCTCCGCATAATCATCCGCGACCTGATCAAACAGGTACATAATATCAACCCGAAATATGGACGCATCCTGGATCTCATCTGCAAGGATTTCACAAAAGGCGAGATTCTTGCAGAACTGAACCTTTGCAAATCTCAGGGATATGCAGACATCAAAGCTGCACAGACACTCGCAAGAAAGCTTTATTTCGAAAATTAAAAATTTATGCCTTAACCAAACAGCAGCGGTATCCTCATCTCGAAGATACCGCTGCCGATTTTTATATTATACGCACTTTCTCACTTCCAGCTGGAACTTATCATGTTCCTTAATACTTCTTACCGCCTGGTTCAGTGTATTCGCCTTTCCATGCTGATGATACGGACATCTAAAAAAGTGCTTATGAAATATGATAAGAGATTGCTCTTCCGGATACTCTGTACAGTGCAGATACCAATAATGACCGGTATTCCTGCTCTGAAGCGTGATATCCTTATTATCAAGCAAAATAATGTTAAAATACTTCGCATCAATCTTCTTAAGACTGATTTCATCAAACATCCGCATTCTCCTTTCCAAACCATGCAGCCAGTGCCTGCTCCACAATACTATCAACTTTATTTGGATCCATTCCCTCAAAGTACTTCTCCACGATTCGTGCCGGAACCTTATAGCATTTCTTTTTTATCGGATTCTTGCTCAGATATCTTTTAATCTTTGCTTCTGTAAGAGAACCAGAATGACTGCGAAGATTTGCTACCATCTCCGATGTAATTTTCGTCTTCTCCTCGTTCATCACACGAAAAACCATATCCTGCTCTTCTTCTGGAAGAAATGCCAGCTGCAAAGCAACCTTTGTATAAAGTGCTCCTCTGTCTACCATACCTTTAAATGGCTTGATGAGGTCATTCAGCTTCAACAATCTCCCAACCGAGCTACCAGATAATTCATATTCCTTACCGATCATATCTCTTGTATTCAACCTTTGGTCACCATGACCACAGGTAGCTGGAAGTTCTTTTCCTTCCATACGAGCAATCTCTTCAATAATGTCATTTCTTCTTCCCTGACAGGATTCCTTCTCGTATCTCGCCTTCAATACTGCTGCCTTCTCTGATATCAGCAAGTCGGAAAATGATCTCTGCATCAGATTCGTCTCAATCACATATACATAAGCCTCTTCCTCTGACAGATTTGTTTTCACGATTGCCGGTATGTCCTTCAATCCGACAAGCTTAGCTGCATTCATCCGATTATGTCCGGAAAGCATTTCATATCCACCGTCAATCTCCTGCACAATTACCGGATTAAGAATTCCATGCTCCCTTACACTGGCAACCATGTCTTCCAAACGATCTCCTTCGTACAGATGAAATGGATGATCATGGAAAGGCCGGATTTTCTTTATCGGAAGCATCCGCAATCCGCCAGGTGCTGTTTTTTCCTCAATATCATCCATTAACAGGTCCACTGCGTCACCAAATACTTTTCTTCTATTATTAGCCTTCATAATCGATCAACTCCTTTGCAAATTTTCTATAAGCGATTCCTGCTGATGCCTTTTTACTGTACAAAGCAATCGGCATGTAATAATAAATGCTCTCTCCAACCTTTACGGTAGATGGAATCCTATTCTTAAATATTTTAATCTGTCCCTGGAAGCTTCCGGTCACTTCTTCGGTTAATACCTTACAGAGAGTCGTTCTTCCATCGCACATCGTAAGCAAAATACCGGCAATCGTTAATTTCGGATTGATGCGTTTCTTGATCTTACCGACTGTTCTCAGAAAATCCTGCAATCCCATCATCGCCAGAAGCTGCGGATTCACAGTAATGACCACCTCATCTGCTGTCGCCAACGCATTGACAGTGAGCATCCCAAGTGAAGGTGCCGTATCCACCAGCACATAATCATATCTGTCTCTGATTGGCGCCAATACCTCTGCCAGCATCCGCTCTGCTCCCATTTCTGTTCTAAGCTTCGCCTCCACAGCAGATAGATAAATAGAAGAAGGAATAAAATCCACACCATCCTTGCTCTGAATATAATGCTCCGGCTCTTCTGGTTCCTCTTCCTCGATCTGTGCCATCAGCAGATGACCAATCGTATATTCCAGGTCCTTTGTATTCTCAATGCCATAACAGGTGCTGAGATTTGCCTGACTGTCGAGATCAATGGCAAGAACCTTCTTTCCCATACTGCAAAGAGAATATGCCAGATTCAGCGTGGTCGTGGTTTTACCCACGCCACCCTTCTGTGATCCGATTACAATAACCATACTCATAATTACTGCTCCTCCTTCTCTTCCATGTACTGTACCTTTTTCTCAGCTACAAACTGCGCATACAGCTCTTCCTTTTCTCTTTGGAATCGCTTCTGCAGCTTCTTAGTTTCCTTTTCCATAAAATCAGCCTTCATCTGCTCCAGCTCCGCTCTTTCAGTATCTGGCGTAATCACCAGTTTCCCATTCTCACAGCTGACGGAAATATAATCTCCGATTGCAAATCCCATCTCTTCCAACCACTGGCCCTTCAGGATAATTGTTGGTGTCGCTTTATAATTTCTTCCATTCTGGGAATATACCTTCATACTTCTGTTTTTCTGATTCTTCATAAGCTCCGTCTCCTTTTCAATTTTGAATTTTACATGGTCTCATGTACCATTTTGTGTTATACTCTTCTTAGATCTGCAACAACACATAGTCGGAGGAAATACCATGAGTGAAGAAAAAGCCACCCATTCAAAGCTTTCAGAAGCTCGCAGACGAGCAAATAAGAAATACAATGATCGATTCGTTGAAATAAAAGTTCGTGTAACCCCAGAGAAACGTTCCATCATCAAGGAACATGCTGAAGCTATGGGAGAAAGTGCAACGGCCTTTATCAACCGAGCCATCGACGAAGCCATGAAACGGGATCTTTCCGAGTAGCGACATATAGCGGTATATTCGCATTTCGTTTCCGGAAAACAAAAAAATCCGGTGACGTATGGATACAATTCCACACATCACCGGACGATTTTTATCCTCATAAATTTTCTCATGAGCAATCTCCAATGTGTACTTTTCTACATAAATAATATCATGTACAAGGCTTCCCATTTGATAATTTTTGTCTCATTTTTTACACATTTCAAATGGTCTAAACCTGGTCTAAACTTGACCTTTCCCCTTTATCGAACAGCCGAAAAATCCAGTAAAATCAAGCGTTCCAAGCACTTCATCAAATCATTGCCAGTATATTGCCGTGGCAGATGAATAATACTTTTATCATTGTTGCATAACCTCGCATTTCTTAGTTTTTCTTGGTATTTCGGGCTTTGTGAGCCTTTGTAAATTTTTGCTTTCTGGCATAACCTGGTTTATTTTCGCATAATATCGTCCGCAAAAGGTGTAAAATAAGATGTATGTTTTTCTATTTTACACCTTGCTATTTTCAATTAAAAATCGTAATTACACAACCTGAATCCGGGCAACTTCTTCCCTGGCATCCTCAAGATTTACATACGTATATGTATTCAGCGTTACGCTGATGTCTGAGTGCCCCATCAAATATTGCAATGCTTTTGGATTCATTCCGGATTTTGCCATATTTGAGCAATAGGTATGCCGACATACATGCGGTGTAATGACAGGCATCTGTACTTTATAAGTATTATTATACTTCTGAATGATGTGTTGAAAATAATGCTCCCAGTGCAGGGAATAACAGATACTTTCATTTTTATCAAAGTATAAAAATCCACTTTTTCCATCTACCATAGGCTCTGCTTTGGGCGGGTTTCGTTTTTCTATTATTTTCTGAAAGCATTCCTCTACATCCGCAGTCATAGGTATCTTTCTCGTTCCGCTGGTTGTTTTAGTCTCTTGAATATAATATCCGATTTTTGATTTTTTCTGCAATTGATGATCGATGTTGATCGTATGCTCCTTAAAATCAATATCAGAAATCGTTAAACCACAAAATTCCGAGATTCGAAGGCCGGTTTTAAATAATATGTAGATTCCCTCATAATACCTGCAAAAATGAGGATCCTCCTTCACAAATTGTAAAAACTTACGCTCCTCCGCTCTGCTGATTGCCTCTCTTGTCACACTGTCATTCACGACCACTTCCATTAGCTGAAACTGAAATGGTTTTTTCCTGATCAGGTCATCGTCCACCGCCAACTGAAATGCCGGACGAAGGACTCCTCGGATCGAATGGATGGAACTATAGCTTTTCTTTTCTACCTGCTGAAGATGTATCAGCCAACATTTTGCATCCGAAATCCGAACCGTATCAATCCTTCTTTTTCCAAATGGATCTTTCTTCAATATATTGATAACTATTCCGTATCCTGCAACTGTAGTAGGTCTGACACCGGTTTTGGTTGATATATATTTTTCAACCAGTTCCAGCACTGTCATATTTCCGCCATTTGTTGCAATCTGCTCGAAATGATCCGCCTGAATTTTCTTCTCCATCTCTCGAAGCGACAAAGTACGGTGCTTTCCTTTCGGAGTTGCATCGTTATGGTCTAAGCGCCAGCTATATACGCAGCGCTCCTTTCCCATCTCATCGACATACTTAAATCGATATCT